GTCCGCAGGAATGCGGCAGGGAATCCCAACACTCCCGTCGATGTGCTCACAGAGCTGGCAAAGGATAGCGACTGTGATGACCGCAGTTATGCGGCTGGGAATCCCAACACTCCCGCCGATGTGCTCACGGAGTTGGCAAAGGATAGCGACTATATTGTTCGCTGTTTTGTGGCAGGGAATCCCAACACTCCCGTCGATGTGCTCACAGAGCTGGCAAAGGATAGCGACTGTGATGTCCGCAGGAATGCAGCAGGCAACCCTAACACGCCAGGTTACGAACCTCAAAATATGGAATTTACGGTAACCGAAACTTATGTATCCATACAAGGGACTAACAATGTATGGTACAGGCACAATTATCCCAATGTGGCTCCATTTTACACGGCGGGCTGTTTCTGCGGCTCACGAGAGCAGTTGCTAATGAGGATTTACACCTTCGACAATCAAGGTAGAGTGGCCGAACGAATGAGGATACTGAATGCCCTCGACGAAAAATTCAAAGAAGTGTTTAACCGGTAAAAAATAAAAGCGATGCTATACGAAATCAAACTGAAAGTCAACAAGGAGAATATCAAGGGTGAAGTGAAAGAAGTCATCGAGCACTACATCACCAACGTGAAGTATTTCGCCGAGGCCGAAGCAAAAGGCGTTGAACAATACGATGATTGCGATGTGTTCTCAATCACACGTTCAAAAGTTATAGAGATAGTCAACGAGAAGGAAGAAGGCAAGCCCTTCTACAAGGCCACGTTGATAGACATATTCATCGATGACAACGGTAATGAAAAGGAAACGAAGTACTACAACCTCGTTTGCGCCAAAGACATCACCGAAGCCAACCGCCTCATGCAAGAACACATGAGACAAGGCCTTAAAGACATGCGGCTCGATGCGATTCAAAAGACAAAAATCATAGACCTGATATAGGAGCATAATGTGAGACATTCCCCGCAAGCCGAGCCGGGTACGTGGTCGAGCACCATACGGAGAAAGGAACTGCGGGGAGAAATAAGCCATAAGTGTTTTAGGTGGTATCGGCAGTGGTTCAAACGGGAGAGCGGTATAAGTCGAGTATAAGGAGCGAATATACAGTTGCGGGTTCGAGTCCCGCCTGCCGAACAAAAAGAGAAAGATATGCAATTAAAAGTCTTTACAGCATTCAGCGGATATGACAGCCAGTGCATGGCACTCGACCGGCTCGGAATCGGTTACGATCTGGTCGGCTGGTCGGAAATCGACAAGTACGCCATACAAGCCCATAATGCCGTATATCCTCAATACCGAGACAGGAACTTCGGGGATATATGCCATATAGACTGGGCAAAAGTTCCCGACTTCGACCTGTTCACATATTCTTTCCCCTGCACGGACATTTCAACGGCCGGAAAGCAGGCAGGATTGGAGAAAGGCAGCGGGACACGCAGCAGCCTGTTATGGGAATGCGAGAAAGCGATAGAGACCAAGATGCCGAAATACCTGCTCATGGAAAATGTAAAGTCCCTTACCGGAAGGAAATACAAGTGTTTTTTATCGGCATGGGAACAATACCTGTCCAAATTAGGGTACACGAACCATACGAAGGTTCTGAATGCGAAAGACTACGGCATTCCCCATAACAGGGAAAGAGTATTCATGATTTCGATACGAGACTCGGAATCGTATTATTTTCCGGAACCCTTACCCATTGAAAAGAGATTGAGGGACATTCTCGAATGCGACGTGGACGAAAAGTATTTTTTGGGCGAGAAGATGATAAAAGGTTTCATAAGACACAACATCGCTCACGTAAAAAAAGGAACGGGCTTTTTATGGTTACCTAAAACAGGTGATGGCACAGCCAATTGTCTGAGAGCTAATGGAGCATTAAGTCCGACCGACAATTCGATAATCGTGAGGGAATATTCGGAACCCGAGATAATACAACGCAGCAGAGGATTTAACAAAGGAGGGACATACACGATATGCCCTGCGATAACAAGCAACTCGTGGCAGGAAAATAACTTTCTGTGTCTGGAAAAGATAAGAAGGCTGACACCGAGAGAATGTTTCCGGTTAATGGGTGTCAGCGAATCGGATATAAACAAGATTCAAAATGCGGGAATAAGCGACAGCCGGCAATATGTGATGGCAGGTAACAGTATCGTCGTAGATGTCCTTTTCCACATATTCCGAAAACTGTTCACGGACAAATCATGCGAATCGATACAAAAGAAACTTTTCTGATAAAAAGACAAAATATAATGGAAGAACAGGCCACATACAACCGAAAACACAAATACGATGTATTGATAGGGATAGACCCCGACGTTGAGCGCAGCGGCTACTCCGTATTGGACACAAGGAAAATGAAAATGGAGATGAGTGTTTGCCCATTCCCCTTGTTGGTAGAGGGCATAAAAAAACTTCATGAGCACTGCAAGAAAAACGATGAACGAGTGGCGGTATATGTCGAGGCAGGTTGGAAGAACAAATCCAACTGGCATTTGTCACCGAAAGACACACGGGCGAGCGCAGCCAAGAAAGGCGAGCATGTAGGTCGTAACCAAGAGACCGGTCGCAAGATAGTCGAAATGCTGAGTCATTACGGAATACAAGTCATGGAGCAATCCCCGTTGCGCAAGTGCTGGCAAGGGAAAGACGGCAAGATCACCCATGAAGAATTGAAGCGGTTGTGCCAGATGAGCGGCATAGCGTTCAATGCGAGTCGCAGCAACCAAGAAGAAAGGGACTCTGCCCTGCTCGCCATCACCTGCTCCGGATTGCCTATTAAATACAAAGTCGTTGAATCTGAAATAAACAAAGAAAATACGCTATGAAAACGAACCAAATTATGATTCGTCCAATGGGTGATTTTAAAGTATCTCAACGGACTTGTGACGGTAAATTCGACTGTACGAATTTGATTGTGCAGTGGAATAGTGCTAATAAAAATAATACCAAGAAGATAGGAGATTATCTCAGATTAAAAGAAACGAGAGAATTTGTTAAAGCTCTCATGGAGGAACCCGAATTTAAAGACGGGAATTCCCGTCTTTTAGAAAGTGATGATTATAAGGATTTTCCAAAATCTATAGTTGTGGTAACACGAGGTAAAAATGGAGGTACATGGATGACACCTCTTATGTTTTTAGATTTTGCGATGTGGCTAAATCCCGCATTCAAAGTAAAGGTTCTGAAATTCGTACAAGACGAAATGATAAAGTACCGCAACGAAGCCGGCGATGCCTACAACAAACTAGGCTCTGCCGTTTCAAAGATCGTTCGGAAAGACTTCATGCCCCAAGCCATGCAGAAAGTAGGCGAAGCGTTGAACTGGATTGTGTTCAACGAGCATGAAAGGAATATCCGCAACCAATACGGCGAAGAAAAGAAACAGCGGGAATTGTACGAGCTGGAAAGAAAAGTCGCCGACCTTATCAACGAGGGCTTTATCAAGAGCTACGACCAAATGATAACCTATCTGAAAAACGTTTACCGGCACAAGTACCTGCCGGCTGTATTCTCATAACCCAGAATTGTTAAAACAAGAATAGCCATGATTATAGCCAAGCAAGTTATATCCTCCATTATCGAGGAAAAGAAAAAGAATAACAAGGAGCCCTCCATAGCGAGCTTTACCGAAATACAGTCGGTGGTTATCCGGTCACTCAAATCCGAGATAAACGAGTTATGCAAAACCGGTGAGATTGACAAGCACAAGACCCTGAACGGGTGGGCATTCACTATCAATATTGAGAATAAATGAAAGACAGCTTTTTGATTTATAAATCATTTTACAAACCCATATCGAGATTATCGGACAAACAACTGGGCAGGCTGTTTCGAGCAATATTCAAATATCAACTTGGCGAGGAGGTTACGGTAGAGGAGGACATTGAAATGGCATTTGAGTTTTTCAAGAATCAATTCGAGATAGATGAACTCAAATATCAGGGCATTGTCGAGAGAAACCGGAACAACGGGCGTAAAGGAGGTAATGACAAAAACTCTGAAACGGTTAAATCAAAGTCCAGTGGGAGCCAAACGAGCCACTCGACCCCAAATAACCCAGTGGGAGCCAAACGAGCCAGTGGGGGCTTAAATGATAATGATAATGATAATGATTTAAAAGAAACTTCTCTATCGAGAAGCAAAGAAAAAGAAGATGATTTTGGCAAAGACGTTGACAAGCCACTGACAGAACTGCGTGAAGAACTACTCTCAAATCAAACGTGGATAGAAACGCTATCGATGAACAACCACATCGACGAGAACGAATCGATGTTATATATCGAGGCATATATCCGTAAACTTCAAAACGAGGGTATTGCAAGAAAAAGCGTCAGCGATGCACAAAAACACTTTGCCAACTGGTTAAGAATCGAACTAAAACGAGCACGAGATGAGCAATCCGGAATCCATCAAAAACCTAATTCCAAGACCAAACAGGAGCGATATGAAGAGTTTGCAAAAGCCATCGCCACCAAGCTGGAAACAGGAGATACTGGCAACCTACAAGACGGGGGAGAATCTGCTCTGCCTTTTTAGCCCCGACAATCAAGGCCGCTATTGCCAGAGCCTCGAACGATGCTTTATCGGCAAAGCTCCGAGCATAGCCCGTGTATCGAGGACGTTCGGGGGCCACATCGCCGAGTCGTGGCTGGAAATACAGCTTCTCGACCTCGCCGAATTTTCGGGAGTCCGCAAGGACGGAATGACGGAAAAGGAATACGAGGAGATAGCCCGTATCATCATCTCCGGCTATGGCGATTTCAAACTTACCGAGTTCATGGTATTCTTCCAGCGGTTCAAGCAAGGTCTTTACGGGACGTTCTACGGAGTTTTCGACCCTATGGTGATAACAAGGTCTCTTCGAGAGTTCAGAGCCGACAGAGAGAAACTATTGCGGTTCTATGAGGACAAGAAAAGGCAGGAGGAAAAGGAAAGGGAGAGAGAGCTACGTGAAAAGGAGAAAGCGACACCCGATCAGATTCAAGAAATTATCGACAAACACAGCAAAAAGGAAAGTTAAGTATGAAAGACATAGAGCTTTACAACGACTCATTCCAGAATTATAAAGTCTATGGGCTGCCAAAAGCGCAGCTGATTATAGCCGATACTCCCTACAACGTCGGAAAGGATGCCTACGCCAGCAACCCCGCATGGTATATCGACGGAGACAACAAGAACGGCGAGAGCGCATTGGCAGGCAAACAATTTTTCTCGTCCGACAGCGAGTTTCGTCCGGCAGAGTTCATGCACTTCTGTTCCAAAATGCTCGTCAAGGAACCGAAAGAAGCCGGCAAATCCCCCTGCATGATACTGTTCTGCGAGTATGAACAACAGTTCAAATTCATAGAGTTAGGCCGCAAATACGGGTTAAATCACTACATACCGCTGGTTTTCCGCAAGGACTTCTCGGCGCAAGTGTTGAAGGCAAACATGAAGGTCGTCGGCAACTGCGAATACGGTCTTATCCTTTATCGGGACAAGTTGCCCAAATTCAACAACAACGGGAGAATGATATTCAACTGCTTCGACTGGGTGAGGGACAACACCACGCCCAAATGCCACCCTTGCCAGAAACCAGTCCCGCTTCTCAAACGGTTGATAGAGATATTCACGGACAAGGGCGATGTTGTCATCGACCCGTGCGCAGGAAGCGGCACGACCCTGTATGCGGCAGCCTCATTGGGAAGAAAGGCATATGGTTTCGAGGTCAACAAGCAATTTTATAACGACGCAAATGAAAAGGTCTTGAAAAGAATACAAGTCAGTTTATTTCAATAAATTATAAAAATCATACAGATATGGGAGAAATAGAACTTATGAAAGGAGGAGAGCAATGAGAAAAACGATATTAGATGCCTGTTGTGGGGGAAAGATGTTCTACTTCGACAAACATGACGAAAGAGTTCTTTTTCAAGACATTCGAAAGGTCTCTACTCATTTATGCGATGGTAGATTATTTGAAGTAAATCCCGACATACAAGCCGACTTTACAAATATGCCCTATGAGGATAAATCTTTTTCGATGGTAGTTTTCGATCCTCCTCACTTATTAAGGAATGCTGGAAAGTCAAAGATGGCAGATATGTACGGAAGTTTGAACGAAAAAGCATCGCCAACAGGCTACCAACAAATTAAATACGGAGCTCTGTATTCAGATTGGCGTGATATGCTGGCAAAGGGATTTAAAGAATGTTTTCGAGTCCTGAAACCCGGAGGATTTTTGATTTTCAAATGGAACGAGACAGATATCAAGGTTTCTGAAATTTTGAAGCTCACACCTGAAAGACCAATATTCGGGCATATATCCGGCAAACGATCTAATACACACTGGATTTGTTTCATGAAAGAAATTATAAAGGAGGAATAAGAGATGAAGAAAATAATGTTCAATGATAAATACGGACTCACCCAAGCCGTACTTGAAGGCAGAAAGACTCAGACAAGGCGGATAATTACTCCTCAGCCGACATATCAGGATAATTGCGGAATTTGCTGGAAGGGTTATGCTTACGGTCTTAGTCTTAGTAATGAGCTGTTAGGCTGTTACATAAATTTTGTATCAGGAACTGAATATGACAAGTCGTGCAAAAGATACAGGAAAGGAGAGTGTGTTGCAGTGGCACAGAACTATGGAGACTGTGGAAATCTTCCTGATTATGAGCTTGACGAGGAAGGGTATCCAATAATGCCTAAAAGAAGCGGATACTTCAACAAAATGTTTGTCCGTGCCGGCCTTATGCCCCACCAAATCCGCATAACCAATGTACGTGTTGAACGGTTACAAGATATTTCAGATGAAGATTGTTTGAAAGAGGGAATAATAAAAGGCAAAGTCGGCAGTGAAGATACCCATTTTATGGACGCATATTATATTCCGACATTAAAAAAAGATCCTTTTTGCACGCCACAAGGGGCTTATTCATACTTAATCGACAAGATAAGCGGTAAAGGCACATGGGAGAGAAACCCCTATGTATTTGTGTATGATTTTGAATTGGTAAAGTGAAATTATGGAAGTAGATAAAATAGAGGCATTTGATTATATGCTCCATCTTTTTGAGGAGTGGCGGGATAATCATGAAACGATTAAGGGC